AGGGCTGAGCGGCCGTGGACTTCGAGGCCTTTCGCGCATCCTGCTCCTGCGCTAAGAGGTTGAGGCGTATGGCATACGTCAAGGGACAGGCCAGGCCCAAGGGTGCGGGCCGGAAGAAGGGCACGCCGAACAGCTCGCCAGGTCTTCGGCGCCTGGTGCTCGGCGCGCTCGATGAGGCCGGCGGTCAGCGCTACCTGCTGAGCGTGGCCAAGAAGGATCCCAAGGCCTTCCTTGCCCTGCTCGGTCGCTTCGTGCCGGCCGAGGCCAAGGTCCACCTGGACGCAGGCGACGGCGCGCTCCAATTCACGGTACTGTCCGGCATCGTGGCCGGTGCGCCTGGAACGCAGATAGACAAGGGCATGGCGGCGACAGCCATCGAGGCCACGGCCACGCGGCGCACCATCGACCCAGGCCTAGAGCCTAGGCCAGTCCCCGCTGGCTCGGATGACGCGGTAGGTGGCTGATGGAGATTGGGTCCCATCGGGATTCTGAGCGCCGACCCCGGCACCCCCGAATTGGGCGATCGCCGGAGTCCCTGGGCAGGGCAGTCTCATCGGCCGCGCAACAAAAAATCGAGAAAATTTTGTCGTGTGTGGGAATGCGAGTGTGGGGAGGCTTGGTGTGATCTCACCACAGAAACATGACCTCCCCACCTCCCCGACCTCCCATAGAAGAGGTGAGGACCTCCCGAAGTGGGGGAGGTCCTTAGCACGCTCTTCTGAGAGGGAAGGTGGGGAGGATTGGTGTGAGGCTCACCAGGTTCACGTCTGGGAGCATGGAGGTGAGGGATGGGTGATCGGAGGTACGAGGACATCAGGCGGATCGGCCTGGGGTGGTCTGCTGGGGGGCATTCGTTTGACGAGGATATGAACTGTGGTCTGTGCGGGATACCGTTCAAGGATCATCAGAGCGTACCTCGCCCTTGCGAGGTGGCTGCGGACAGGGTGGACCGTGACATAGCTCGGATCCAGGCGATGGGGCTGGGTCGAGCTGTGAAGGTTGCTCGTGAGGCTACGCGGTTGCGGGATTCCCGGGAGATGCTGCGCCTGGTGAAGGTGTGGCGGGAGTGGGAAGAGGACGAGGTGAAGCAGGCCGTGTTGGATTTGGGGATCGAGGACTTGGGGAAGTACACGGTTCCGGGTATGAAGCCGAGGATGGAGTTGTGCAAGTGCCAGGTGAAGCGTTGGGAGGGTGCAGAGAAGTATCTGGGTGGTTATCGGCACAAGTATGAGGGTGTGTGGTATCTGGACGGGGCGGTGCCTGATTGTGTGAGTGCTGATGCCTGAGATCGACCTCGGGTACAAGGGCCATCCGTGCCAGCAGGCGATCCACGAGAACCTGGCCAAGCACAGATTCAACGTGGTGGTGAGTCACCGGAGGTTTGGGAAGACGCTGTTGTCGATCATGTCGCTCGTGGCGAGTGCGCTCGAGTGCAAGCGGCAGTTACCGCGTTTCGCGTATGTGGCTCCGCGATTGAAGCAGGCGAAGCAGATTGCGTGGATGTATCTGTGCGACAAGGTGATGCGGATACCAGGGGCGACGAAGAACGAGGGGGATTTGTACGTTGAGCTCCCGAACGGAGCACGGATCACGTTGTATGGCGCTTCGGATGGTAATGAGGAGTCCATGCGCGGACTTTACCTGGACGGGGTCGTCATCGACGAAGTTGCCGGAATGCGTCCGCACGTCTGGGGGGAGATTCTGCGTCCGGCACTCACCGATCGTCTGGGGTGGGCCTTGTTCATTGGCACCCCCCACGGGGTGGACGTGTTCCACGACTTGTACCAGCAGGGTCTCAACGACCCGGCCTGGTCGTCTTCGATCTATCGGGTAGACGAGACTCATCTTCCTTGGTTGCCTCCTGAGGAGCTGGCCCTGGCCAAGCGGAATATGAGCAACGCGGCCTATCGCCAGGAGTTTCTGTGCGACTTCGGCGCGTCGAATGAGAACGTGCTGATTACGATCGACATGGTGAGCGAGGCCTCGGCGCGTGAGATCCCGTCCAGCGATTTCCGCTTCGCGGCCAAGGTGATCGGGGTCGATGTGGCCAGGTTCGGGGATGACAGGAGTGCGGTGGTCAAGCGCCAGGGCCTCTTCGTTCACGAGCCGATCATGTACGAGAACATCGACAACATGAGCCTGGCGGGGAAGGTGGCCGAGGAGATCGTGCAGTGGTCGCCGGACATCGTGTTTGTCGATGCCGGCCGGGGGGAAGGTGTGATTGATCGCCTTCGGCAGCTCGGGCATCGGTGTATGGAGGTGAACTTCGGGGGCTCGGCCAACGATGAGCACTTCCATGACAAGCGAAGCGAGATGTGGAGCGAGATGAAGGTGTGGCTCGAGCAGGGCGGCGACATACCGAACAATTCGGACCTGAAGACTGATCTGTGCGTGCCGACGTATGAGTTTACGAGTGCTGGGAAGGTGAGGCTCGAGAGCAAAGACAAGATCAAGAAACGCGGGATGCGGAGTCCCGACATGGGGGATGCTTTGGCTTTGACATTTGCGATGCCGATGAGACCGAGGGCTACGTCACAGGCGCGACCTACGCAGGCGTTGATGTGAGCGAAATCCGAACCCTTCGCTCGGCGAACGCGAGCCTCGTGCAGACCGTGAATCGGCAGCAGGCGAAGATCAACGAGCTTGAGCAGGGACTCGCCGATGGAGCCGCGGCGATGGCCAAGCGGTTCGACCTGAACGAGGAGGTGGTCGAGTCCCTGAACGCCGCGCTCCATCTCAAGGGCGGCGAGGCCGACCAGGTGCTCGGCGACACCCTCTGTATTCGGGAGGAGCCCGAGCTGCGCCACTTCCTGGCTCACATGGTGTTTGCCGTCCGGGCCCTGGTGGGCGGCAACAATGTGCTAGCTGAATACGAGCTGCGTCAGATCGACTCCATGTTGGAGTGGGATGACGAGGGCGATGCGTGCGTGGAGAAATGGCTCCGCGCGAGGAGGAAGAATGGGCAAGGGCAAGAAGAAGAAGAAGGGCGGGAGGCCCTGCAAGGGCCGGTAGTCCCTCCGCGTGTCGAGCCGGGGCTCTCCGATTGGGATCCCCGGCCCGGCACGGGCACATGGAGACCCTGGAAGCCGTGAGACGCCTATTCGAGCTGCTAGAGGACTCGGATAGGCAATTAGCGGCCATGACGGTCGAAGGGTGGGGGTATCCCCGCGAAATCACGGATTGGGAGGTCGAATATGCCGTTTGGCTGGCCTACGGGAAGGATGTGATGTTCTGGTTCACTCCGATGCCCGACTCGCCCGATTTGGCTGCTCATATCTGCATATCGCCGGCAGCGAGGGGCCGAGTGGACGCGAGGCGCCTCCTGGGCCGTATGGAGACCATTTCGGAGCTTCTGGGGGCCTTCAAGATGTGGTCTGTGAGGCCGAATGACATGGCACCGGAGATGACCGGCTACCTAAAACGCCTTGGGTTTGCTAAGGAAAAAGGTGGGATGGTGCGTCTCTTAGGGGACGAATCATGGGTTTCTTAGACCCTCTCATCACCGCCACCAAGACCGGCGCGGCGAAGACAGGTGCGTTCCTGTCCAAGCACAAGGGCGCGATCGAGGCCGGCGCTGCCATCGGAACCGCCGGGGCTTCGATCGCTGGCTCCGTGGCGGCCTCCAAGGCGGCCAGTGCAGCCGGCAAGGGATTCTCCGCCCAATCTCCCGCCCAGGCCCTCCGGCATCGGCGGGCCCAGAAGGACGAACGTCGCGGCCGGGCCAGCACGATCCTGAACCCGGTATTCGGCACCCAGGCCAAGGTAACGACCTCTGCACTCGGCGGCGGACGCAAGTCCGGCGGCCGAACCACGTTGGGAGGCTGACATGGGACTCGATCCAGCCACACTCGCAGCCATCAAGCTAGCGATGGAAGCAGCCGCCGCGGTGGGTACGGTGAAACAAGCCGCAGACCAGGCCAAAGGCGAAGACAAATCCTCGAGAGCCAGTAAGAAGGCAACCGAGGAAGGCGGGAAAGGCGAGTCTGCGGAAGAGACCCGCGGAGGTGGCGGCGGCGTCGGCCTGGTGCAGGGTTCGCCCACAGGCCCCAAGCCGGGCCAGGGCAACCGAGGCCGGCGGGCCACGATCCTCTCCGGCGGCGCCGGCCTGGGCGGCCGGGCCAGTGTTACGAGGCGATCTTCGATTTTGGGTGGCGGTGGCGCATCACTCGGGGGATAAAGATGCACGACGCGCTGCAACAGGTAGATCCACTCCTCAAGCGGTTCAACCAGCTCGAGGGAAGCCGCAAGAATTGGGACACCCACTGGCAGGAAATCTCTGAGCTGGTTTGGCCGGACGCGGGTGACTTCGTTGGTCAACGCGAGTCGGGCGGCAAGCGCGCACAGAAGATATTTGATCCGACCGCCGCCCTGGCGCTCGAGAAGTTTGCAGCGGCATTGGAGAGTCTACTCACGCCGCGGGCAACGACCTGGCACCGCCTGAAGACCACACAGGAAGAGCTGAACAACGACGAGCAGGTCAAGGCGTGGTTCGACGTTGTGAACCAGACGCTCTTCGATCATCGCACCGGCCCTCGAGCGAACTACTACAGTCAGATGCACGAGAGCTACAAGTCCCTCGGTGCATTCGGCAACGCCTGTATGTTCATCGACGACCACCCCGACGGCGGCATCCGTTATCAGAGCCGCTTTGTCGGCCGCGTCTACACCGACATCAACCACGAGGGCAACGTCGATACGATCTTCTACAAGTACCCGATGAGCGCCAAGGCGGCGTTCCAGAAGTGGGGCCACGGGATCAACCGCAAGGCGAAGCAGGCGCTCGTAGAGAAACCGTTTGATATGCAGGACTACCTTCACGTCGTCCTGCCGCGTATCGAGGTGGACTTCCAGAGGATCGACGCCGCGGGTATGCCGTGGGAGAGCTTCGACATCTCCATCGACGATCGAGAGCTGCTCGGTACGGGCGGCTACCACGAACTCCCGTATATGTATTCGCGTTACACGGTCAATCCGACCGAACGCTACGGACGCAGTCCTGCGATGCTTGTCCTCCCGGGCATAAAAACGCTCCAGGAAATGGAGAAAACACACATCCGGGCTGGTCACAAGGTCGCGGACCCGCCCCTGCTCCTACACGACGACGGCGTCATGGGAGCGGGGGCCAACAAACCAAACCTGCGCCCCGGCGGACTGAACTTCGGCGGCCTGGACGCGCAGGGCCGACAACTGATCGCTCCGCTCGTAAGCGGCGCGCGCGTGGACATCACGGCCGACATGATGGCCAGCAAGCGCCAGGCGATCAACGAGGCCTTCCTGGTCTCGCTCTTCCAGATCCTTGAGGACAAGCCGGGCAACATGACGGCGACCGAAGTGCTCGAGCGCGCCAAGGAGAAGGGGATCCTCCTGGCCCCGATGATCGGCCGGCAGCAGTCCGAGCTGCTGGGCCCGCAGGTAGCCAGAGAGATCAACATCCTTCAGCGCCAGGGCCTACTGCCGGAGCTGCCGGAGGCGCTCGAAGAGGCCGACGGCGAGTACCGGATCGAGTACGAGAGCATGGCCACGGTGCTGCAAAAGAGCGAGATCATCACCTCGATCCTCCAGCTCCAGGAGGTAATGACACCGTTCGCGCAGCTCAACCCGGGCGTGTTCGACATCCTCAAGACCGACGAGTTGGCCCGGATCGTGGCCGACGTGGGCAACATTCCACAGAAGGCCCTGCGTTCGGACGAAGAGCTGGCCGAGCTGCGTGAGCAGCAGGCACAGCAGCAGCAGGCACAGCAGCAGGCCGAGCAGGCCCCGCAGATGGCCGGGGCTCTGAAGGATGCGGCTGCCGCTGAGAAGACCGCCCAGGAGACACAGGCTGCGTCATAGAATCCTCGGCCGTCAGGCGACGGCCTACAAGCGAACATTCACTGGTGCAGACGGGGATCTGGTCCTCCTGGACCTGGCTCGCTTCTGTCACGCCTACCTCACTACCCACCTCGAAGGAGATCCCCACGGTTCCGCCCTCCTAGCCGGGCGCAGAGAAGTCTTCCTCCGGATCGTCGAGTTCATGCGGCTCGATCCGGGCGACATCATAGACGCCGTGAAACGCGGCCAAGAAAGGGAGGCTGACCTTGAGTGATGAAGGTGGCGCGGTAGCGCCGGCAGGAGGAGAAGGACAGGGGGCAGGTGGGGATCCGGGTGCCACCCCGGGAGGAGAGCCAGCGGGGCCGATGGCCACGATTACGGCCCCGGCGGTGCCAGAAGGTACTCCGGCGCCGGCCTGGACGGAGGGGATGAGCGAGACCGATCAGGCCTTCATCGCAGGCAAGGGCTGGCAGGACTCGAGCTCGATGATGGCCAGCTACAAGAATCTGGAGCATTTCCGAGGGGTTCCAGAGGATCGCCTGGTCTCGTTGCCGTCTGATCCAGACGATGCGGAGGCCTGGAGCCAGGTCCATACGA